AAATTCCATAGAGTCATTCGTGGTATTGATAATCTAGTAATTAACATAAAAGAGAGTGTCTAATGAAAACTTTCAAAGAATTCTTAACAGAGAAAGATGTAGATGATGATTATCGAGGATCACATCGAGCACCCATGAAAAATGATTCAAGTGCAGACGCATCTAATGTTGACTCTGTAATGCCAGATTATTATGAACATCCAGAATATTATACCCATATGGAACCCAGGATAGACAGACAGACTCATTTCATATTAAAGAAAATAAGAAATAAACCAGAAGCCTTGGTTATTATTTATAGGGCTGTTCCGAAAAATGCAGAAATATCTGAAATAAATCCTGGCGATTGGGTTACACCAAATCAATTGTATGCCAAACAACATTGTTACATTATATCTGTACCTTGTAAAATTCTTTCGAAAAAAGTAAAGGCAAAACACATATTTACTAATGGTGATTCCCCTCATGAATTCGGTTATGATCCATCCTAAATAACGAGTAGTAGACAATTATGATAACATTCAAAGAATTTTTAATTAAAGAAGGCAAGCATACCAATGATTATAAAAACTGGGGCTTTGTCACTCCAGAAGGCGAGATTATCGATGCATTACTTCATCCAATATATAAGGACAAAACTATAATTGATCATGGTTCTTTGTTTGCTAGATTGGACGGGAAGTATGTAGACACCGATGGGAAATTCGGGAAGCGTCATAAGTGGTATGAATATGATAAGAAAACAAAAAAAGTTAATGCAGAAAAAGAAGTAAAAGAAGATGAATTCTCTGATGTTTTTTATGCCGAAAATTCTGGTTATCTGAGATGGTATATCTCGGTTTATGATGATACACTTTTTGTAGATACTCCTTCTTTTTCAGTAACAGATAAAATGTTACAAAATATTATTAAATTAACTAATTATTCTTATGTAAAAGGAACTACTTATGCTTTCTTAGAAATGTCTACTAAGAAAAATAAGAAATTATCTGCCGCTTTATCGGAACCAAACCCGATGAAATTAGAATTATTCAGAAGAAAGATTATTGCTTTCTTAGCCGGAGACGAGGAATAATATGAGTTTCAATCCAACTAATATCGACCAGACAAATCCGGCCCTATTTAAACTTATATTCGAAAAGATTCCTGATGTTGTTTATTGGTCTTATTCAGTCAATCTTCCGGGTGTATCTTTAGGGGAAGCAATACAACCCACTCCATTTCTTGATCTTAAAATTCCCGGTGATAAGCTTGTTTTTGATCCACTTGTGATTAACTTTATTGTACAAGAAAACTTAGAGAATTACATACAGATATTTAATTGGATGGTTGGTCTCGGCCACCCAGAATCACTCCAACAATATAAAGATTGGAATAGATCAAATTCTAAAAATTCGCCGAGACAAAATAGATATTCCGACGCAACACTCTTTATTCTTTCTAATAAGTCTAATCCAATTATTAAAGTTAATTTCTTCGATGTATGGCCTTCTAGTCTTTCGCCGTTAACATATGATGCATCTATTTCTGATACTACACCTATTAGCACCGACGCGACATTCAATTACACTTATTACACAATAGAATCAATGTAAAAAAAACAAAAACCACTTCTTAAAAAATATTGAAGTGGTTTTTGTTTTACGTATCGAATTTTTTACCGATTGAATACTTAGTAATAAGAGTCCAATCGAATTTTTCACTATAATTCAAGATTTTAATCTTATTAAGCGGACAGAAAATCTTCATAGTTTCTGGATAAGAGTAGATATTTTTACCAGTAGATTTATCTTCTTCTATCAAAACAGAACCGACAATCTTACATAATCCCCAGTCTTGAATTAACTTTGCTATAGTATTTCTTCTTGAAAGATCATCATCTTCAAGATAATCTGCTAATCCATCCAATGCAAACATTTCTTTAAAGTGTGTAATGTAATATTTACCCTTCTTATGAAAGATATGACAAGACTGAAAAAGTTTTTTGTCTTGGTTGGATGAAATGCCTATTCGAGTCAGTGTTTCCTTTATCTTCAAAAAACAATCTTCGTCGAATAATTCTACCTCAATAAAAGTAGAAATTAAATCTTTTTTGTTTATAATCATTAAATAATTTTATCCCGTATACTATTATTTATTGATTTTGTTTATTCCACCTTTATCTAAATAAGTTTTAATATCTAACAAATTTTCTTCTGTAATTAACTTAGATATGTTCTTTGCCTTTTTAATTGAGCAACCATAATACTCTTTTATTAACAACAAATCAGATGAGTATGTATTTTTTATCCAAGCAGTATATCTACTTTTCTTAGGAATTGTCTGGAGTAGATATCTATATTGCATGTCTCTTGGTAAAGACATTTTGTAATTCATCTGATTGGCAATAAGAAGTGTCTCAGGAAAAAAAGAATAAAAACGATTTATAAGATATGGCTGAAACTCATTCTGATTTGTTTCGTTAAAAAGTTCTTTGTTTTTTTCTAGATTCAATGATTTAAGTACATCTTTTAGTTCAATCATGTAGGTTTGAATATGGCTTCTGACATAATCATTATTAACATTGCTGTCAGGTTAAGTTCGTGATCGGCCACGAACGCCGACTTATATTGGTAGTCGGCTAAAATTAGAATAATAGAAGCAAATGAAATTGGTTCTAAATGCTTATCTAGATTAGTGAATAATGATCTAATAATGTAGTTAGGATCGCTGTCTAAATTCTCATTGACGAATTTTCGCATAGAAGTAAAATTCTTTTCTTTCAAGTGCTTGATTAAAGTAGATACATCAATACTATCTAATTGTGAAAGAATACCAATGTCAATCTTACCTACTCGTGTATAGTAAGATTGTAATTCAGAAATTGTCTTACGGAAGTCAGGAAAGAATTTCATGATAACTTCGGGCAAGACCTTCTCTTCAAATTCAATTGATTCTTGTTTGAGAATATGTTCGACACGCTTCATCATCTGCGTGGCAATTTTTACTTTCTGTTTAGTGGGAATATTAAAATTAAATATAGTTAAACGAGAAAGTAAAGGTTCAATTATCTTTTGTGGATAATTACAAGTAAGAATGAATCTACAATTGGAAGAAAATTCTTCCATGAAATTTCTTAAGGCAGGTTGAAAAGAATTAGCTTGAAGATTATCGGCTTCGTCTAAGATTACTACCTTAGGCATTCCATAAGAAGAAAGTGAGATTGAAGATGCGAAACTTTTAATCTTAGTTCTTAATACGTCAATACCCGATTCATCCGAAGAATTGATTACAATATAATCACAACCAATTTCTCGACAAAGAGCTTTCGCACTAGTCGTCTTTCCTACACCCGCCGAACCACAAAAAAGAAGATTAGGAACTTCTTTATTCTCGATAAATTTCTTGAATGATTTTTTAATGTTCTCTGGCAATACACAATCATTAATGGACTGAGGACGCCACTTCTCAGTCCATATGTTATTTGCAATCATTTTAGAAAGTAGAATCAGCTTCGGTAGGAATGAAATACTTTAGATTGCCTTTAGTATTCTCGAAACAAGTAATGCCGATTTTTTTACCAGTAGAATCAACAATAGCAACTGTAACAGAATAATCATCAGGGATAATCTTCATATTTTCAGTTTTTAGACGAGCATCAAATGTTCCTTTATAGACACCAGGAATAGAACTGGACCACGAAGAAGCAGAAGCATCGTTGATATTACTATAGACAGTAATGAGAACATTGTCTTTATTGTCTGGATCATGACCGATAGAGATATCGGAACTACCAAAAATAGAAGTGGCCTTCATCATCTTCTGAAAGACTTCTTGTGTAAGATCAAATTTAATATCTTCGGATGGCATCACCATTTTCTTATCGGGTGCCTTAGAGATTAAATTATCATTACAATAAAAGAACTTAGTACGATCAGTGCCATTAGAAATGATCATATGAGTCGGAAAAAATTCGATATCTGGTTTGTCGAACAAAGAAGAGAGAAGATTGAGAAATTGTCTTAAGTCGTAGATTGCGAAAGGAATAGGAAATACATCCACAACAATAGCATCAGCCATCACCGTTCTTCCTGTGTTAATAGTGCGAATCTCAGAACCTTCTTTTATCGCAATAGAATTATTCAATGTTGCGAAGTTAGCTAAGATTTTGATTGTTTGGGCGTCAAGTTTAATCACATTATTATTATTCATATTATATAAAAGGTCCTTTATTCTATTATAACAGATTACTTACGCATTGTCAATGTTTCGATAAGTATCTCCGGGAAGTTATTACGGATAAAAACTTTATTGATATTTTTGTAGGGGTTAATCTTCTTTAACATATAGTCATAAAGAAGTTCGGCTTCATCCTTATAAAAACCTTCTAGAATTTGAGTGAGTCTAAGATCTTTTCTTTTCTTATCCATCACAAACTTCTTTTCGAAAATATATAATCTTTTGGCTTCGTTTTCAACAGACGAATCAGAAATTCCTGGTAAGTTATACCTACTAGAATATTTTACATCGAACTTTTCAAATTCAATTGCAGGATTATGAAAACAGGCCAAAATTTTCTTAATGGTCGGGCGCATATGCAATCGAAGAAAGGATGCTCTTTGTGTGGCATCCTCTATCTCATTAGTTTCTTTTAAAATATTTAAAATTGATTTATTACTCATAATTTTTTTTATCCTAACAATATATAAATTCTTGCCAGTCAGGATTTCCTTTGGCAATATTTCTGAGAATATTGGTTCTTGAATGACTAGTCATTTGACTTGGTTTCTTATTCAAAATCATATCGGCTTCTTCGGGGGTCTTGTCGGCTTTCTTACTATTACATCGTTTACATGCCGAAACCATATTCTCCCATTTAGAAGTACCACCTTTACATTTGGGGATGATATGATCGATGGTAAGAGCAGCCGAAGAGAATTTCTTCATACAATACTGACATTTATTCTCGTCACGAATTATAATGTTTCTCTTACCCAACCGAGTCGTCCTTCTTGGAAGTTTACTATATGCAAGTAGACGAATTACGGAAGGTAGAATAAACTCCGCATTTACACTTCTCCATACTTTTCCGGAAGCCTTTTCTAATTCTGCTATACCCTTAATAATCAGACAAATGGCTTTCTTGATAGAAATTGTATGAAGCGGTTCGTATGATCGGTTCAAGACAAGCACTACGTTCATTTTACTAATATTCCTATTAATTATTTATTAACCTTCAATCTTCTTGAAAATTTCTCGTGTCAGATACACATCATAAAGTGCATCATGTAGTTTTTCTTCTTCGATATCAATTCCAAAAAAAGCAGCGACTGACGATAATTTAAAATTTACAAACTTGCTGCGATGTTCTTTGACAAGATTCATTGCAAGGATGGCAACGTCAATAGAGGGCCACCAGAAAAATGAACCATAATATTTGTCGCCGGAGTTCTCGAAGAATGCTCGTAAGAAGTTATCATCAAATTTAGAATTATTATATCCTACAATAACAAACTTGTCTGTCTTGTCGAAACGATCAACATAAGAACAAAGAATATCTGAGAATTGTTTATATGCAGTAAGAGGCTTTGGATATGTCTTGATAATATCCATAGAAAGATTATTTATTACTAGAGATTCTTCTGTTACTATCTGTTTTTCAAATGGTTGCATTTTGAAATCAAATGATTCTTTAACTTCACCATCAATTTCGATCATACCCGCGAGTTGGACGATTCCATTTTTTGCAGGATCTAGACCAGTGGTTTCTAAATCAATATAAATTGTTTTCATAATTATGTATTTGAGTAAAATATTTCAATTTAATAACTTGCTTGTTTTTAATTTTACGAAAGAAACATCAATCGAATAATATCCATTCGAAGTTCCGTACCATCGAATTGTGACAGTCTCACCATTCATTGTCGTAATACGATAGAAAGTCCATTGTTGTTCTTCATCATCATCAGTGCCAGAAAAACCATCACAATTATTTCCGCAATTAGAATCTACATAAGCTGATTGAACAACAGAACCAATCAGCTTATCAATATCTCCAATAATATCTTCAACGCTAACAGATTCGCAGCATTCTTGTGAATGAAACATTCTGTACATTGTACCATCAGAACAAGAAAAAGTAATTTCTTCCGACCCAACAAAACCACCCTGGATTTCAGTAACTGTTTTACCTACTAAGACAGAAAAATTGTTATCCATAAAAATTTTAATCCTCTAATGTGTGAAAATCTACGTCACTACAAAATTCTTCGTAGTTATTATTATCTTCTTCGTCGTCGTCAAATTCATCCCGGACGAACATCTCTTCTTCGTAGATTTCTTCCGGACTCAATCCGATAAGATCGGCAATTTCTTTTGTGATGGTGTTGTTGTTCATATATAAAGTATATCAGGTCTAGAGGAGGTTGTCAATAATGTTTTTTCTATTTTTTGAAAATTATTTGTAAAAAAGCAAAATGATAAAATTATTTATGATACTTCTAAAAATTCTGGCGGTAGGATAACATTAGCTGGGGAATCTTTAAACATCGGAGAAATATCGACCGGTTTATATCCTGCAAGACCGCAACCGATTGGTGTTAGCTGAAAATCGATATCTTTATTCTCTCTGGCATAATCTAAAAATTCATTAACATAAATTTGAATTTCAGATAATGGAAGAGTTTCGATTACTTCATTCTTTGTAGGAATGGCGTAAGACATAGCAACACGTCCATTTCCAATTCCCCAAACCGCACCACATTTATTCCAAGCAAATTTAGCGGCTCCTGCACCGTGTCTTCCTGCTTTATTAGAACCGAATACGAATACTTGTTTATGATTCCAATCTTTCTCAGTCATATTATATTTTGAACTCCAGCTTATTTTTTTTAAAGTTCCACAACAAAGCGAACACTCTTGACAGGCTTTACATTATAAAACATCTGATTATATTTAATATTGTCATCAGTTTTAAAGTCTCGTAAAGTTTTTTCTGGGTCGTTTAAATCGACGCCGAGCATAGAACCATTCCATCCAACCAACAATAGAAAAGTTTGACTTTCAAGTAGATTGTTCGAATAA